CTAATTTAGTTGTGATTTCCCCGTATTTGATAAAACCACCTCCAATTGCAACGATTGCTGCGACTAAAGCTGCTATTCCTGCGAGTTGGTCTTTAAGATTTTTCACTAAACTCTTCCGCCTTTTTTAAAAGCTTTGCCTAGACCACGTTTTGAAATTCCGCCACCTCTCCTTTTTGGTCCACCAGACATACGTTGTTTTGGTGGTTGTTGTTCTTCTTGAGATCTAAATCCGTGTTCATCTGCATTAAAAGGTTTCATTTTTACAATTAAGTTAGGTTTTCCTTTATCAGGCACATATACAAATATTTTTTTGTCTTTACCCATTTTTTAATTCCTCCAGTTCCATTAAAAGCCTTTGTTTCTTAATTTTTATCTCATTAAGTTTTTTAGCTTTGATTTCAATCTTATCATTTTGAGTATAACTTGCAAGGTTTGTATTGGGGTATATTTGCCTATTATCAAAGATATTTAATTGGTCTAAATATATGTCTTTTGGCTTATAAAATACTGCATTTTGATACATTGCTAAGGATGCTTGTTCACTTGTCATTGCTTGCATTTTTATAATGTTTTTAACGGTTAGGTTTTTAGATATGTCTTTAATATCTTTATCAACTTTATCCATTATTTTAGCAAGATTTTTGACGATAGCTTTTTTCTGTTGTATCTTTTTTTGTTTGGCAAGCTTCTTAGCCTGAACAGTGGACTTCTTAGGAGTATCGCTATCAGATTTCTCTTCTTTAATTTCTTCTTCTTCTTCATTAGTTGCTTCTACCATTTCAGTAGGCTCTTCTTCAATAGCTTCTTCTTCAGCCATTTCAGTGTTTTCTTCTTCCATAACTTCTTCTTCGGCCATTTCAGTAGGTTCTTCCGTCATTTCTTCTTCAACCATTTCCTCTTCTTCGAATGTTTCAGTCATCATTGGAGGTTCTTCTTCCATTAACTCTTCTTCTTGGAATGTTTCTGTGGTAAAATTTTCTTCGGTCTCGGTTGATTCCATGAATATGGGTCCATCTGATTCGACGAATGATTCCTCAGATGAAAATTCCTCTTCTTCAGAAACCATCGGTAAGAATGTTGCAATGATTTCGTTAGTTTCTTCATAAATTTCCTCCATTTCTGTGTCTGTAAATTCAAACATTGGACCATCTTCAAATGCCATGCCTTCATCTTCCATAAAGAACTCTTCATCCATCTCCATAAAGAATTCCTCTATGAATTCTTCTGCAAATGTAAATGTTTCCATTTCTACTTCCATTTCAAATTGAGGTTCTTCGTTAAAAGTAAAAGTTTCTTCTTCAAAGAAAAATTCTTCCATATCCTCAAAAACTTCTTCTTGTAAATCTTCTAAATCTTCAAATATATTCTCTATCTCATCTTGAATAGATTGGTCCAGGGGTTCTGATTCATATGTAATTGTAAGAGATGGTTCTTTTAAGTCTACTGAATAGTGACTTGTACTGTTGGAAGTATCTGTAAAATCGTATCTTACATTAACATCAAAGTCCGTTTGAGTACTTCTGGATATAGACAAAGTATCAGATCCAGATTGATAACTACCACAATTAATACTACCACAACCCGTAGAACTATATGTCCTAATTTGTGTTGTTGCTTCACCATCTGCTCCAGTTACTGTCACTGTTGAGCTGACTGTAGAGTTATAATTATTCCAATGCCAATATTTAAAAGAATGATTTGATGTAAAACCATCTTGTAGTTGAGCTTCTGTTAAATTCGCGTCGTCTTTTAAACTTACATCATCAGACTTAATATATGTATCATTAACAGCAGCAACTATATTATTGCCATGCCTTTGAGTGGCAGTACCAGACCAACCTGTGGAAAAATCTTGACTAAGTAGATTATTTGTTGTTGTTTCGTCTGCTGAAGTTGTAAGGGTTAACAGCGTCAGCAAAACGGTTAATAGTAAAGTGCGCATATATAATAGCTCCTATAAATATTGTTAGCCAAATCATTTTTTTTTCATATAATGTTTAGAGGGCTCATAGTTCCATTTTTTTCCGTGATGACCTCTTATATCTGCGTACCACATCCTTAATCTCACAATCCATTTTCGTACAGGTCTTGGCATTACCTAGAATGACTCCATTCTATTTTCTTTTTAATTCTCTCTTGTACTTTTTTATCAAAAGTAGTGTCTAGTATTTGAAATTCTTCTGTTATTTTAGCTTGTTCTTTAGCATTTTTCTTTTCTTCAAGAGCTTTTGCTTTAGCTATTGCTTTTTCTTTTTTTTCTCGTTCCTTCATACGTTTTACATATATGTCATAATCAGGTCTTTCATGGTCATATTTAGCCCAAAGTTTTTTAGCTTCTTTCCCAATTTTTCCATCGATAGGGCAAGGGGTACCAGCTTGTATCATTGATTCAAACACACGTTCATCCTGACAAAGAATAGCAACTGCTGCAACCTTCATACCAAAGTCATTTAAAATTCTTGCTAATTTTAATCTTTCACAATTTTTATCAATCATATGTTTTCCACCACTGACACCAATACCAAATGTTTGTACTCCTGCAGAAATTCCAACGGCGCATACGTCCTGTGTCATAGCATTATAAGATGGAGCTGCTGCTGATGGTGGTGAAGATCTTATATCTGAATTTGTAGTATTGGTAGTTGTTGATGTAGATTCAGAACCTGATTCATATGTAGTTGTAGTAGTTGAGTCATACCCACCTTCAATTGCTGTGTTAGATCCAGAAGTGTTTGTTTGTGTAGTGTCCCCCCATGCTTTTGGTCCTCCATAGAAGGCTAGAAGACACATTAATATAATTAATACTCCTGAAAAATAATATTTTGTAACTCTATCCATCGTATTTTACTTCATTCTCATAAGACATGTCGTTCCCATGATCTCTTTGTTTTGTATAAGTTCTTTTGCATTGGCAATTATCACATGCACATAAGTCTCCATCATAATGATGGCTGTGAAGATTTTCCTCACAGTGACAATTGCAGAGACATTTCTTACATTTCATTTTTGCCAGCTAAAAAGCCAATTAACAAATCGATCCCATAATTTTTTAATCATCTTTTTTCTCCTCAATTTCGTAAAAGAAGTTATCGGTATTTTCAGTTCTCCATTTACGGGTGTCTTCTACATTCCATTCTGAAGTTTGAACTTTCCAATCAGGAATTTCATCTCTCACAGTGAAAGATGGTATGTCCCATATAATTCGATTGTTTGGCTGAGCCGCATAGTTGCCGTCGTCTAAAGCAAGTATGTGAGCGCACTTATGTTCGTGCGGGATTTCAGAATGATCTGTATCTACTATATTACTCTCTGGATGTGCAAAGTCAACTGTGAAAAGATACGCACCTGCGTGCGTTTTTTTATCTTTACCAAAATATTTTCCAGATTGTCCGTCTAGGATATCGTAAGAAGTAATAGCAGGATAGTAACTAAAACAATTCCAAAGCTCCAGCTCATCAAGTCTACGTTTAGGTACTTCTTCTGGTTTAAAGCCTCTTTGAATGAACGCAGATATTGGCAAACGGTAAAATACAGCACCGTTCTCCATAATTGCGTGAAAGAGTATAGGACGTCCTGTAATCGATGCCAAACCAAATATAATGCAGTCTTCCACCTCTCCATGGTGTTTTTTGAGATCATAGAGATATTCTCTCTTGATCTGCGCATACGTCACAGGTATGTTTGCATTCAAATAGGCCATGTATCATATAATATTATATTGCGATTATTATAAATACAATAACAGCTACAACTACAGCTGTAGCTTTTTTGTTATTCACTGCTAAGTCTCTTATTCTCTTAGCTTCATTTATTATTTTTTCCATAGTCCCTCCGTTTTTATTTTATTATACCCCAATTAGGGCCAGATTCATAGTCTACTTTATTAGGAATTTCAAGAGAAACAGCATTTTCCATAATTTCTTTTATTTTTCCTGCATTGTCACTTACAGATATATCTAATTCGTCATGTACCTGAATGTGTGGAATAATTCCTTCTTTGTGTAAATCTATCATTGCTTTTTTTGTCATGTCTGCAGCTGATCCTTGTATAAGTTTGTTTAATGCTTTGTATGTGTAGGCACGTTTAATCCCTGGTCCGTGTTCCATGAGCGCTGCATCATGAGGCAGTGCTTTATGAATCCCGAACTGATTTGGTTCCCATAGATGAAACCTACATAGTCGACCAAGAAGAGTTCTAATACGTCCACGATCCTGAGCACGTTGCATAACATTATCCATTAGTTGTTTTACAAATGGAACTTTATTATGATACTGTCTAAATAAATCATCAGCTTTATCTTTTGATACACCCAGTTCTGCTTGTAATTTATTTTTTCCCATACCATAGAACAGACCAAGATTTATTGTCTTGGCCTGGCTTCTTGGTATCTCTGCCATTTCTGCTACAATACTGTGAAAATCCGCATCGCCTTCACGATACGCATCCAATACTTCGCCCGCTCCATAGAGATTCTGTAAAGAAGCATAATGCACTACCAACCTAGGCTCTTGCTGAGAATAGTCAAAACAACCCCATGTATGACCCTCCTCGGGTATAAATAATGACCTTATCTTAGGTCCAAGTTCTTTATCTCTAGCTGGTATTTGCTGTAAATTTGGGTTTGAATAACTAAATCTTCCAGTTACTGTTCCCCCATTATCTCCTCTTAATTGATTAATTTCTGCATGTATTCTACTCTTGTAAGAATGTTTCAATATGGTATCAATAAATGTGGTATGGGCCTTGTTAATTTCTCTGGCTCGGGCTATTCGTTTCACCAGTGGGTGGGGGTGATTCTGTAAAAAGTTTTTTGTAAATGATGGAGAATTTGTTTTTTCGGTGCGGTCAAATGGTAGGCGAAGTTTTTCAAAAACTTGCGCGATGGATCTCGCTGCCCATATTTGAGTATCTACTCCAGTTTCTTTTTTTACTATTTGTAACAATTCTTTTTCTTGTTCAAGTAATTGTTGTTTTAATTTGTGGGCTCCTTCTACATCTACACGAACTCCTAAAAAACGCATATCGACTAAGCAAGGAAAAAGTTCAGTCTCTAATTCAAAAATAGCATTTAAATCTTGGTGTAAAATTTCTTTCTTTAGTTCTTGCCAAAGCTCTAATGTAAGTTCAGCATCCTTTTCTGCATATGCGCCAACATAAATGGCAGGTAGTTTATACATTTCTGCCTTGGCGTCAACCCCCCAACTCTTTGCTGCTTCATATAAAGCTGTTTCATTTTTTGTTTTTCCAGTGTATCTTTTACTGCAGTTGTTTAAGTCATAACGCATTTGATTCTCATCAACTAGGGCCGATGCAATCATCGTGTCTACAATTTTACCGTTAATACTTAAACCTAATGCTCTGATCCAACATACGTCGTACATGGCGTTATGAAAAATTTTTATAGCGTCTGTATTAAGGACTCCTTGAAACCATTTTAGAACTTTTGTTCTATCCATATTACCACCACCTTCGTGGGCAATTGGATAATAACCAGACCAATTATGTACGGCTACTGCTACACCTGTTACGTCTCCCCTACCTACTACATTACCTGATCCCATTTTTATTAAGTCGGGATCTTTTGTTTCTAAGTCGATTGCTATTTCATCATATTTAGATAGATCAGGAAAATTTTCTGGTGGCAACCACTCTGTTTGTGGCGCAAATAAAGGTTTTTGTATCATTTAACAATTCCCCATGAGTTTTTCTTTTCTTTTTTTATCTCTTTCACTTCTTCAGGATAGTCTCTATCAATAGCCATGTCAATATAATGTTTTGCTTTTAACAAATCTTCTTTTTGATTTTTTTGTTTGTGACGACATAAATATTTAATTGCATTTCCTTCGGCAAATGGAATATTATTTTTATTAATAAATTCTGATGGCTGAATGACCATAGATTTGTAGTGATCCCCACCTACCTGCTTTTTATATATTTCATCACTCATAGTATAAATCCTTTGTTGTATTGTTTTGGTTCTATAATATGTAAATTTTCTTTTGTTCTAGTTGCACCTACATAAAATAATCTATTTTCATCATCAGGGTTTTTTTCATAAGTATTCATAGTTGTTTTAGTAAGATCAGTTAAAAGAACTACGTTTTGTGATTCACCACCTTTAGCTGCATGTATAGTTGATAATTCTATTCTTGGTTTTTTGTTTAAAGCTTCTCCATTAGCTCTCATCTTTCTTAAATATTCTACTCTTCTTGTTCCTGCATCGTTTAACGATTCGTACCAAACTTTTTTAGTTTTTAATCCATAATCTTTTGTAAGTTGATCTATTCCAAAAAAAGAACCTTTGGTCATACCTTTTATTTTTTCTTTTTCCCAATGATCTGGTCCTATGTATTTAGAAATTTTTTCTATTTGTTTAAAAGATAATAATTGTCCTTGTCTTAAATGCTCCCAATCTGTAGCTGCTTCTTGTAAATCTTTCTCATAATTTCTTTTATTTTTAGTCTCATAGTATAAACCTTTACGATATAAAGTATCTTCTACTTCTTTTAACATATGTTTAGTTCTAGCCAAAACCAGCCATTCACCTTTTGACATATCAACTGAATCAACATCAAAATGTCTATGTAAACTTCCTTCATTAGTTTTAGGTTGCCAAGTTTTATCTATTCTATTTCTAATTTTATTTATAATACCCATAGCAAGTTTATGAACTTTCATAGGTATTCTATGTGATTGTATTAATGGAAGATTAATCATTTGGTCTTTAAGTGCTATAAAAGAATCTACATCAGCACCAGCCCATTTGAATATTGCTTGGTCATCATCCCCTGCAATAAAAGTATCTTCTGTTTTATCCCAAATAGTTTTTGTCATATCCCACTGCATAAGAGATAAGTCTTGTGCTTCATCTATAAATACAACATCAAAATTTGGAGATTTATCTGATTTTATAAATTCCAAAATCATGTCATTAAAATCTACTAAATTATAATCTTTTTTATATCGTCTTAATTCGTTATGAATAATGTGTAGTTTATCTAATTCTAAATCTTGTGTATGTTCTTGTTTATTATATTGTTGTTCTGGTGTGATATTTCTAAGTTGTGCTAATTGTATAATTTGTAGGTATTCACTATCAGAAGTAAATATACCGCCATGATCTTCTTGATGGTCTGCATAAGATACTGGAAATCCTATTTTTTTTCCAAGATCCTTATAGTGTCTTGGTTGCATAACTTGATCTTTTTTTAATCCTAATTTTCTAAATGCTAATGAATGTAATGTTCTAAAGTATGGAAGATCATCTTCTGTATAATTAAACTGCTTCATTGCTCTATCTCTAGCTTCATGTGCAGCTTTTTGAGTGAATGCAAAATAACCTATTTTATCTGGGTCAGTTTCTTTTAAATAACTATCTACTTTATTTAATAAAGTAGTTGTCTTACCTGTACCTGGTGGTCCTAATACTATTGTTTTCATATTTTTCTAAAAAAATTTCTCCATATAGCTGATCTAATAATAGAAACTACAGTGAATATTAATGCAATATGTAAACTATCCCATATAGTTGGATATAGCCCAAAGAATGGAAAGATATATAATTGAATAAGGATTGCTAAAATTAATCCACTACCTACATCAATAAAGCTTTCTATAAAACACCTTAGTTTCATTTAATTTGTACTTCTGAGTTTGTTTCTATCCAAACTCTTGCTCCACAACTCAAAGGCTTATCGGGACTATATATAACTTTACTAGGCCCCAATATATCAACCTCGTGACCATATTCATTAGACTTAGAAGTCTTTACGGTGATTACTGGTTTATTCGTTCCATGCTTCTTGTTGTGACGAATGTGATGCATGTTTACATGTATTCTCTTTTTCAAAATATATCCTTTGGTTTTAATTCTTTTTGAACATAATCATCTTTTTTCTTATCAAATTGTTTTACTACAAATACTGATGTTCTATCTTTACCAACTCTTTTATTTTCACAATTACAAACTTC